GGCCAGCCGAGCTCGATCAGCACCGACCCCTCTGGGGTCATGCGGCGGCCTTTGGGCGATTGCCTTCGGCACCGCTCTGCAATGCAGATGGTGTCGTTATGGGCTCCGCCGTGCGCGACGAGCATGATCTCCACCAGGTCAAATCCCCTGGCCTTGCCCATCCCCGCACTGTTCCATCCAAATGAAAGGACAGTCGCGCTCGGCTCAAGTAGCGGAAGGAGGGCGTCCCGCACTCTCCGGTATAGTCTCGCGCTCTGAGTTTCCTCCTGTCCGACTCTCAGGCCCACCCGTTCGTAGCAGTCCTTAATCTGCCGAGGGCTATAGGGAGGATCAAAAATAGCTAAGTCGAACCGGCGCTCCTGCCGTGCCATCTCGCGACAGAACTCTTCGGCTTCCAAATGATATTCTGCGGACGTTGACGGATTCAGATCGTTAGTAACTGTCGCCCAGGCGTTATTCCGCGCGAATGGGTCGATGCTCGCTCGGCTGCTAGACAAATACCGACGAACAAAATCAGCAATGGGCGGCGCGCTGAACGTATCGCCGGTTGGCATCGCCCATGTTCGTGAGAACGCGCAGGGGATGAGCGCCTTTGGCTGAGACGCGCAGCGGCTCAGGTCCGTAGGACCGCCAGCCCGGTCGGCGAAGCCGATGCGCCCAACATTAGCCATTGGCCATCCCCCGCTTCAGCTCAATCTCTCGCCGGAGCTGCTCGGTCTTTGCATCGCGCAATGCGATCCAGGCTTGTTGACGCTGTCTTGCTCCATGCAACGCCAGCTCACGAGCGCTTGCGATTGTGCGGTTACAGACTCGCTTGTGGCGAAGGAGGAAGAACCACGAACGGAGGCTCATGCTGCCTCTCCTTCGCAAGCGGAGGCTGCGCGCTTCGGGTCTCCCTTGCAGAATACGAGAATGTTTTGGTGAGTTTTTCCGAGCTTACGCCCGGCTTTGAATTGTTTGCCTACGCGGACCGGCAGCGAGCCTACCGCCGTCACCAAAATAGCCTCGTTGTATAGGCGCGCACCAGCCGCCTCGAAAGCAGCCACAGTTGCGCCGGTGAAGTTGCGGTAGAACCCGCGCTTGCAACGAAAGTCGCCCACAACGAACGCAGCAAATCTGTCTGGCTTCAGACGCTCGACACCAGCAGCTACAATGTCCGCATAGCGCGCTATGAACGCATCATGCGGCATCGTGCTAAGGTCGGCGGGGTCGTCGCTGTAAACCTCTAAGTCGCCGTAAGGCGGGCAGCTAAATAGGAAGTCAGCAGCAATGTTGGGCAGCGCTCGCAAGGTCTGTCCGCTGTCGCCAGTTATCCAGTGCGGCGGGTTCTCAGGGCATATCGCAGCGGCTTGGGCGCGATTGGCAGCAACTTGCTCTTCGCGCAGTTCGTGCCCGGTGTATGTGTACCCTAAAACACTCGCGACAATGCCGCGCACGCTGCCGCCAGCAAATGGGTCCAGAATATGCCCGTGCGGCGGACAGAACCAACGATAGCAAAGCTCGGTTAGAACCGGGTCGAATATCGATGTGCCGCTCTGCGTATCGTCCGATACAGTATAGGCGCTAAGCGGGCTTCCGCTGTGCCCACCGGGACATGCTCGGCGCGCCTCTACAGACGCAAGCGCGTTCACTTGCCCCCCCCCGACGCGGTGCTCGCCGCGCATAAGGTCTTGGCCGAAAGTGCGGGCGAAGTTAGTCATTGCCCGCACACAGCGTTAGGGTTGTCGTGTTCGTATCCAACGTTCCAGGTTGCGCCCCCCCCCGTCCGACTTCGGACTTAATGCCCAAAGCCAGCCATTGCCTTTTGCGGTCCTGCCACCAGCCTTCGCGGGCGTTCAGAACGCTAAACGGCGGATATTCAAATGTGCGGGCCAACACGCTTTTGTGTCCGTTGATGACGGGTTCGCCGAAGAGGTCGGTTTCATGCACGGTAGTATCTCCGCTTGAGAGCCGCTTTCCCGGCTTTGATTAGCTGTTCCGGGTCGCGCCCCAATTGTCGCTGAAAAGCGGGACGCAGAAGCGCTTCGCGGGCGCTCAGAATTGCGTTTCGCTCGGCCCCCAAGTCCTGAAACTTAGCGGCGAGCTTTATCGCCAGTGCCCAATCCTCGCCGCGCATTGCATCGAGAACCGCATCTAGCTTACGGGTAGGTGCATCAATCATGCCGCCTTCTCCCGCTGCCGCGTCAATTCAAGATCGAGCGTGCGCTGCTTGGCCTTGAGCGCTCGTTCTGCGGCTGACTCCTGAAGCCGTTCCTCAAGCTCGGGCCATGCCTCGCGAGCGCGTTCCCAAGTGATGAAACCCATCTCAGACTCACCAGCGATGTATTGGGCCACGCTCTCGCGCGTGCGGTGCATCTGCGCGCCCATCTCTTCGAGTGTCAGGCCGCGACCGTTCTTCACTTGCAGCAGAGCCGTTCCAACGTCCGCAAGGATCGTGTCTCGTGATCTGCCAAGGATTATTGACGGACTCATGCGTTAATTACCCGTTCACCGCCCACAAGAAGGCGGAGTTGAAGGAAGACGAAGTTGAGTAACCTGTGCGTGGGCCCGCTCGTTCTGCTCGGTAGCGATGTGGGCGGGCCTCAATCCCTCGGGGACGAAAGCAACGTCGCCGTAAGCATTGGCGACCTTGCCGTCCTCATCGTCGAAAAGCTCAGCAGCGTAATCGACGATCCGCTCGAAGCTGAGCACAGCCCAGGCAATCGCGAACAGGAACAGGCTGAGTCCGGAGATGCCGAGGATTGCGAGAGCGGTGTAGAGTCCCCCGAGCACGGGTCAGCCGAGCGTGTTCAAGTCGCGCGCCAGCATGTCCAGTTGCGACACGGCATCGCGGAGGCGATTGAGCTGACCAGCGTGTCCAGATGGAACGGGCGCAAGGGTGGCCTTCTCGCCGCCGACATTTCCGGAAATATGCCCGTGGCGAAAGCGCGTGATGAAGGCGCTAATCAGAGTGGCGGTGCGCTCGGCTTCGTCAGCGATGGTCGAAAGCGTTTCGAGCGGCTTGGTCTCGTCGGGACCACACTCGTAGGCATAGGCAGCGTCCATCGACATCATGCATTCTCCGTCGCTAGGGTTTGGGAACGAGCCGAGGGTCCAAGGGGCAATTCAGACCCTCGGCTCAACTGCATGGCAGGAGCAGGCCATGCGGAAAATGATGCATTATCAGTGGTTAGCGCTTTCCGTTCACATGGTGGAAAGCCAGTTCCCGACATTGATCCGAATCGCTCGGTTGTGTTGAGTGGGGAACGAGAGTGGAACGAGGCTTGCCGTTGTGGGTCAGAGAAGCGGCTGAATTTGAACCGGATGGCGATCATATCGCCTGCCGATGGTGCGGCACCGAGTGGGTTATGTCGTTCGCGACTGCTCAGCTCATGTCCACGCGGCTTGGTACGGCGCTCACCGAGTGGCGGATTGAGCAATCCGGAAAGGTCGAGCGTCTGGACCATTGGCGGGATCACGCAGCCTCGTCTTGACGGTTCTTCGGCGCGACCCACGGATCGACTTCCTCGAACACCTTCATTTGGGTTTCCGTGAGGTCGGTGATGCTCGGATGTTTCCAGCCAGTCTCGCGGAAGATGCGGATTGCCAGCGATCGAGGCGGCGTGCGCTTGTGCTCGCCGTCACTCAAGATCATGCTGGCGTAGGAGGGGCTTATGCCGCTCGCGTCCACCAGTGCTTTCGGGGATGGGATTTCCATGCCGTCCTTGTCACATATTGTGACTAGCCCCGCAAGCCCCATTTTTCACAATCTGTGCGTCCACCCTTTAGTCACAGAGTGCGACAATGCTCGCATGGATTCGGACAAGAACGGTGGACCCAATTATCTCCGCGCGTGGCGCATGTTTCGGAAGCTCACGCAGGAACAGCTTGCCGAGAAGGTCGGCACGAACGCCAACATGATCCAGTATCTTGAGACCGGAGAGCGCGGCCTGTCAGCCAAGTGGCTAAGGCGATTGGCGCCCGCGCTTGAAACGACACCTGGCTTGCTGCTGGAACACGATCCCGAAGAACTGGATGCGGACGTGCTCGACATATGGGTACACGGCAACGCGCGGCAGAAGCTCCAGCTATCCGAGATTGCCAAGGCGCTACTGAGGACCGGCACTAGCGGATAAATTATTTTCACAGTCTGTGACGATTAGGGGTTGCATTCCTAATCACAATCTGTGACAAGCATCCCCATCGGCCAATCACGGCCATGGGGATGAACAGTGGCAAACCCTTTTGAAGTAGTCGAAGTCCGATCCCTCCGGGTGGTCGCTTCCTTCAACTCTCAAGCCGCAGCCCACCGCGACAGCGCGCAGCGCAATGCCGAGCACGGATCTCGCCGCGTTTTTGTTCGGCGCAACTTCGCCGCTCTGGTGGCAGCATGACCTCCGCGCCCACCTACGCAGAGCTGTTCGCGGCTTTCGAGCGCGCTTTCATCTTCATCTGCCACAACTGCCCGCTCGGCCCGACTAATGATCGAACGGAAGCTGGCAAGCTGATTGATAGCCTGCGGGTGCCCATGGCTGCCGCGCGCGATCTACTCGAAGAGCAGGAGGCCGCATAATGCCTCACAATCCTTCAGCAACGACCAACTGGCTCACCATTGATGCTTATGTGGAAGAGGTGGTGTTGTGAGCCGGTCTGGCTACAGCGACGACGGCGACTTTGACGCCCGCGAACTAGGCCGGTGGCGCGGCGCGGTCGCAAGCTCCATTCGTGGCAAGCGCGGCCAAGCGTTCCTACGCGAACTGATCGAGGCTCTCGACGCACTGCCTGAGAAACGCCTCATCGCGCACGATTTGTACGACGGAACCAACGTCTGCGCAATCGGTAGCGTCGGGCTCAAGCGCGGCACCGACATGTCAGTGCTGGACCCGGAGGATAGCGAACGAATTGCTGGCACGTTCGGCATTGCCGATCCGCTGGTCCGCGAGATCGAGTGGATGAATGACGATGTATTCTGGAGCGAAACGCCGGAAGAGCGCTGGCAGAAAATGCGGACGTGGGCCGTCAACAATCTCAAAGAGGAGGCCGCATAATGGCCGAGATCCTTCCTCTCCATCGCCCGACCACAATCGAGCAATCCTATGCTCGTCAGGGCAAAGCGTTTCGCCCTGATCCCATCGACCTCAGAGTCAACCAGCTAAAGCTAAGGGTGCATCCGCCGATACCTGTTTTGCAGGTGTGTTTCATGTTCGTCGTGGCGGCATTCATTGGAGTGCTGCTGGCGACTGGTGGTGTGCTGTGAGCGCGGCGGCTGATCTCGTCATTCGCACCGCGCGCAAGGCTGGCCCGTGCGCCAACGCTGCGGCGGCAAAGCGGGGTGTCGAGTGGGCGCAGCACTGCAACCTCATGATCGCCGCTGGCGACCAATACGCCGAGGGCGACATGAACCTCGATAAAGCTGGCGGCTTTGGTCGTGACCGCTTCTGTATGTCCTGCGCTGAGCGGGGGCTGCTGTGACTGACCGCCTCATCACCGCCAATGCCTCGCAAGTCTCAGGCGCTGACTTCGCCCGTTCGCTTGGCCTGAACATCCGCACTCCCGAACAGAAGATCGCCGAATGGGAGGCTGGCGTACAGCGCTACGTCCAGCTGATCCGCAAGGGCTGCGATCTAGACAGCTACGGCAATCCCCAAGTCGCCGAAGCGAAGAAGCGTATCGCAGAGGCCGAGCAAACCATCCTTGGTCACACGGCTGACGATTGGACCGTTGAAGTGAAGGAACTGCCGAATGGTGTTTGGAGGGCAGTCGCATGAAGCGGCGGGGAAAAATGCTGTCGCGAGCAGTGTTTTGGACGCTCGGCGCGCTGCTCGGCTTCTTTACCAGAAAGTGGCTTGGCGGACACCCCAACCCCGAGACTTTCGTGAGCTTCTGGTCAGGGATGATGCTCGCTTCGGTCTTTGTCCATTTCGATCCGCCGGAAATCGATCGTTGGGAGCAATCCGCATGACCTCCCTCCGCTCCACCATCACCAAAGCAAACGCAATGAGCGCCGAGTTCGATCGTGCAGCTCACGCTCTCAAGCGCGGCGATTTCACCGCTTTCGATGAAGCAATGGATAGGTTCAAGAGGATTAAGGGCAATGGGTAAGGATTTGGGCGCCATTTCCGGCTCTCGTGAACCGAGCCCTAGCGGTCTCGGCCCTTCGGGCTTCGATCCGGGGCGCGAGTTGCCGCCGCGAGATTGGCGCGGAAGATTCGGGACGGTCGTCTGTGTCAACGGGCATGACCGCTGCTTCTACGGCCCATCACTGGAATGCCCGTACTGCGAAGTGCGGAGCGGAAAGGAGTCCGCATAATGGCAACGCGAGCAATCAAGCCGGTCGAAACCGTCCAGGACGCGCTCGACGAAATCGACCGCAAGCGCAACATCGCGCAGCGCATCGCCGCAGTCATGGGCGAAGTCGATTACGTCCAGAAGCAGAAGCCCAAGGACAACGGGATGAAATACTCCTTCGTCTCGCATGACGCGGTGACAGCTAAAGTCCGCCCGCTGCTGCACAAGCATGGAGTGGTTTACTACCCGCGCGAGCTGCACGTTACGCAGAGCGGCAATCGAACGGAAGCGATCTTCACGGTTCGCTTTGAGAACGTGGACGACCGCACCGATTACATCGACGTTGCGACGTTTGGCTATGGTGTGGACGGCCAGGACAAGGGGCCAGGCAAGGCCATGTCCTACGGCGTCAAGTATGCGCTGCTGAAGGTGCTCGGGCTCGAAACCGGCGACGATCCGGAGAACGAGCAAGGCTCCGATGCCGACTACAATCCCAACGCCGCCACTCCCGGCTTCATCACGCCACAGCAGCGCGACGATCTAGAGGCACTGGCCGGCGAAGTTGGGGCCGACATTCCCCGCTTCTGCAAATACTTCGGCGTCAAGACGCTCTCCTGCATAACGCCGGATCGATACGCGGCGGCAGTCGAGGCCCTGAACGCCAAGCGCAAGGAGCCTGCCAATGTCTGAGCAGGGATCGCAGGAATGGCTTCTGGAGCGCTGCGGCAAGGTGACAGCCTCGCGCATCGCGGATCTGATGGCAACACGGCGCGACGGGCAACCCTCGTCTGACCGCCTCAACTACAAGGCTCAGCTCGTTGCCGAGCGCCTGACAGGCTGCGTTGCTCCATCATTCACCAATGCCGCGATGATCCACGGCACGGAGACCGAGCCGGAGGCGAGGAGGGCTTATGAGTTCTTTGTCGATCGCGACGTGCAGCAAATCGGCTTCGTCCCGCATCCGGAAATTGAGATGTCGGGTGCTTCGCCTGATGGTCTTGTTGGAGACGACGGACTGTTGGAGCTCAAATGCCCCAACACCGCCACGCATATCGAAACGCTCCTGACGGGACGCATTCCCGACAAATACCATAAGCAGATGCAGTTCCAGATGGCCTGCACTGGCCGCGCCTGGTGCGATTTCGCCAGTTACGACAACCGGATGCCCGAGCGGATGCGGTTGTTCGTCAGGCGTGTCGCCCGCGACGAAGGCGAGGTTGCCGAGATCGAGGCGGCGGTTCGCGCCTTCCTCAACGAGATTGATGAGACTGTGAACCGCCTACGGGCGATCTGCGAAGAAAGAGAAGCAGCATGAGCAAGCGAATGAACATTGCCACTCCGCGCAAGTCGAAGGACGGCAAGACGTTCTGGACGAACATCGGGACCGCCTGGTTCAACGACAACGGCGGCATTCAGCTGGTGTTCGATGCACTGCCGATACCGGACAGCGAAGGGCGGGTTGTCGCCAATCTGTTTGAGCCGCGCGAGCGCAGCGATGCTCCGCGAAACCAAACGAGCGGAGGGCGAGCGCCGGCATATGACGAGGAAGAGGCCCCGTTTTGACCCTCCCCGCTCGCCTAAAGGAAGACCACTTCAAG